TCAACAACTTATTAATATGGCCGATAAATTTCCTAACAGTCAACTACCAATACGCAGATCAGTAGAACTGCTACCAGTAATTTTTCAAACTCCGGCTAACGATAAATTTTTATCGGCAGTAGTCGATCCCCTAATACAGCCAGGGGTGTTAGATAAAGTTGTGGGTTACATTGGTCGTAGATATGACAAAACCTATAATGGTAAAGATGTGTACATTGACACAGATGGCACATTGCGTAGCAGTTATCAACTTGAACCTGGAGTGATATTTAAAAATCACGATAAAATAGAAAACTTCTACGATTATATTGATGTTAAAAATCAATTGAAATTTTTTGAAAATACTATTGAAAGAGATGATAAAGTAACCAGCCAAACGCACTACACCTGGAATCCTCCTATCGATTGGGACAAGTTCATCAACTATCGAGAATATTATTGGGAGCCACTAGGCCCACGCAGCATTAATATTACAGGTCAAAGTTCTAGTATCACTAGCACCTATAAGGTAGTATTAGGTACAACTAAAAATTCATTTGTGTTCACACCAGATGCATACACTAATAATCCTACGTTAACTCTTTACCGAGGACAAACCTACAAATTCAAAGTTAATGCTCCTGCTGAAGGATTTGCAATACGCACTAATTTCGATACAGGCAGTTTATTATTTCAACCTAACAGAAGTTACGCACAGAACAGTCTTGTGGTGTATGATTCAAAACTATGGCGAGCAGTTAGAGATGTTACCAGCCTTGATACTAGTTCAATTACTATAGACAGTGAAGATTGGCAATATGTAGAGCCTGCTGGCGAAGGCTCCGCATTAGACTACAGTAAAGGAATCACCAACAACGGTATTGAAAACGGTACTTTGACATTTGTGGTGCCATATGATGCACCCGACACACTATATTACCAAAGTAAAATAACTCCAGATGCATTTGGAAGATTTGTTATTGCAGACATAGAAGAAAACACATTCGTTAACGTAGACATAGAAATTATTGGTAAAACCACATATACCAGTGGCAATGGTATAGAATTTAGTAACGGCATGATTGTCGAATTCTCAGGCAACGTATTACCTGCTATCTATGCAAGAGATGCATGGTTAGTAGAAGGAGTAGGCACAGCCATAACCTTGACTAGATTTAGTGATCTTGTAGTGCCAGTACTCAGTGCAGAAGTTCCTGAAGTGTTGTTCGACAACGAAGGATTTGATACGCAGCCTTTTGATGATGCCACAGAATACGCTGCATTTAAAGACTATATTACAATTGCTAGAGACAGTGTTGACAACAACCCTTGGAGTAGATACAATCGTTGGTTCCATAGGTCTGTCTTAGAACAAGCATATCAATTAAGAGGACAAGATTTTCTAGCCAACGAAACTGCTAGAGCTAAACGTCCGATTATAGAATTCCGTGCAGGCCTGCAATTATTCAATCACGGATCTACAGCCAAACAGACTGTGGATTACATCGACACCGCAACCACTGATGTGTTTTCAATAATTGAAGGAGCCAAAGGCTATAACATAGATGGTGAATTTTTGTTTCAGGGTGCAAGGGTATTAGTGGTAGCAGACAAAGATAAATTAGTTAATAACAAAATTTACACAGTAGAATTTATCACGCATAACAGCGTTACCCAAATTCACCTAAGAGAAAGTGATGACACTGAATCGATACTAGGGCAGGGTGTGACTGTAAGACGCGGCACAGCAAACAAAGGACTAATGTTCCATTTTAACGGAACTGATTGGGTATCTAGTCAACCCAAGACCACTGTAAATCAAGCGCCGATGTTTGATGTCTTTGACAGCAACGAAATTAGTTTCGGCGACCATACCACATATACAGACTCAGAATTCACTGGTTCGAGTATATTAAGCTACAAGCCAGGGAACGCTAGAATCGATAAAGAACTGGGGTTTAAAATCAGTTATCTTAACATAGATAATATCGGCGATATAGAATTTAATTGGAACTGGGATACAGAAACATTCCGTTACACTATTGATAGAGCACCAGTGCAGAAAAAAATATCTTCGGGTTTTTATAGATTCGGATCTGATAGATATGCCAATGGATGGCAGCAACTAAATTCTAAATATCTACAACCTATAATAGATAATCAAGTGGTAGAAACAGCCACGGACACATTAGTGTTTAATACAGTACAATGGGAGAGTCTAAATACTGACCCCGACATAAATTTCTATCTTAACGGCATAAAATATACCGGCACATGGACAAGAAATCGTGGCACCTTTGTGTTTAACAAAACATTTGCGGCAACCGATGTTGTAGTAATAAAACTTGTTGCAGATATTGAACCTGATCAAGGTTTCTACGAAATGCCAGTTGGTCTAGGAAAAAATCCTTTTAACACTCCTATTGAATCGTTTACTCTAGGTCAGGCTGTTGATCATATTAGCAGCGCAGTAGAATGGGCCACTGAATTTACAGGAATATTGCCGGGAGTTAGTAATCTAAGAGATATTGAAGATTACAGACTGTTTGCCAAAAGATTTTTAAAACACAGCGGTAATTCGCCGCTGGCTGTAATGTCCTTGTGTGACAAGACTCATAATATTATAAAGTCTATTCAATATGCTAAAAAAGAATATACAGATTTTAAAAATAATTTTCTACAAAGAGCAATTGAAATTGACTTTAATGATGAAGTAGTTAATTTTGTCGACGACATTATCAATAGTCTTACAGCAGTAAAAACAGCAGAAGATGCATTTGCTGATTCGGATATGATAGGAGCAGGAGCCTATACTGTGTTAGAGACACTGGTTGAAGACCCAGGAATCACCGTATTTTCTTTAACAGAGACATTTGATTTAAAAACACCAAGCAACCGAGCTGTTTATGTTTATAAAAACGGTGTGCAATTGATAAACGCTTATGACTATGAATTTGATTCTACATTTAGTTTTGTAAAAATTACAGAATCACTAGCGGTGGGTGATACGATTGAGATAAGAGAATATCTCAGCACAGCAACAAACCATATTCCGCCAACACCTACATCTATGGGATTGTACAAAAAATACACTCCGATGAAATTTCTTGATGACACCTATCAAGAACCTAGATACGTGATACAGGGGCATGATGGCAGTATCACCGCAGCCTTTAACGATTTTAGAGATGATCTACTGATAGAACTTGAATTACGTATCTATAATAATATCAAACAAGAATATGATCCTGCAGTTTTTGACATAGATCAAATACTAGCAGGCTATTATGGTCAAGGCGAATATTCTAAAAATCAGTTAGATGGTATTGTAGTGCAGGATTTCCTCAAGTGGATTCAAAACACCAATATCAACTACACTTTAAATGAATATTTTGACAGTGAGAACTCATTCACTTACACCTATTCAAATATGTCAGACCCTACCAAGACCAAAAACATCCCTGGTTGGTGGAGAGGTGTGTACCAGCATTTCTATGATACAGATAGACCGCATCGCTGTCCTTGGGAAATGCTAGGATTTAGCCAGCAACCCGATTGGTGGCAGGAAGAATACGGTGCTGCTCCTTATACTAGCAATAACTTAATTCTTTGGGAAGACCTTGAAGCTGGTATTATTCGCCAAGGTGTTCGAGCAGGTCGACACGATAGATACAAGCGTCCGGGGCTTATTAGGCATGTACCGGTAGATGGTGACGGCAAATTATTGAGCCCATTGGATTCTAATTTAGCACAGGATTTTTCGTTGATTAACAATCGCGGACCTTTTGTGTTAGGAGATGTGAGTCCGGTAGAATATGCATGGAGATCCAGTTCTGAATGGCCTTATGCAATAGTCACTGCCATGTGTTTGATGAAACCATTTGAATATATACCTGACAATTTTGATAGATCAAGAATCATAAAAAACAAGTTAGATCAATATGTAAATTCAACAACAGGGCTCTTTACAACGATAGCTGATATCTCACCTTACGTGACAGATTCTATTACCGTGGGTTTGGTAAAATATTTGACCAGTTATACAAAATCTCAAGGATTAGATAAAGACAGTCTACAAACTAAAATAGAAAAATTAGATGTTGCGTTAAGTTTTAGAATGAGTGGCTTTGTTGATCAGCAACAGCAGAAATATCTATTAGATTCTAAAAATCCCTCAGCCACTACGTCTGGAATTTTTATTCCTTCAGAAAATTATGACATTATATTCAACGTTAGCAGTCCTGTAACTACGGTAAGCTACAGTGGAGTGAGACTGGAAAAAACTGGCGGCGGTTGGATAATAGCAGGGTATGATGATATTCATCCCTACTTCAACTACCATCAAGCTCAGGCCAGCAGCAAAGATCCTATAATTTCTGTAGGCGGCGTTAGTGAATCGTTTACAGACTGGATTGAAGACAAAAACTACAACAATGGCACACTAGTAAGATATCAAAGTAATTTTTATCGTGCCTTGAAAACACATCGCAGCGGCGGGGATTTCGATCGTGTTCAATGGCAGAAACTAGGCGATGTGCCTAAAATAGGTGCAATAGAAGCTCAACGTAGACGTGTGTTTAACACGTTGTCAGTGAGACAGATCAGCTACGGAACACAGTTAAACACTATACAAGAAGTAGTGGATCTACTATTAGGCTATGAGAGTTATCTGAAAACACAGGGACTTATCTTTGATAATTATGATCCTCAGAATGCTACCAGCCAAGATTGGCTCAGTGCTGCTAAAGAGTTTATGTTCTGGACCAAACACAATTGGGAACCAGGAGCGATCATTGCTCTAAGCCCCTCCGCACAAAAATTAGAGATTTCAGTTCCGATCGGAACACCAGACAATTTATTAGACGGTTTCTATGACTATCAGATCCTTAAAGGAGACGGAACTCCGTTGGCTCCGAGATTTCTAAATGTTAATAGAAGTTTTCAAAATCTCAAGATAGAAACTACAAATACCACTGACGGTATCTACTATGCAAGACTGCATTACGTAATAAAAGAACATGTTACGGTATTCAATGATCGTACAGTATTCAATGATATTATCTATGATAAGCCTACTGGATATCGTCAGGGTCGTATCAAAATGCAGGGCTATCGCACAGTGGATTGGGACGGCGATTATACAAGTCCCGGATTTATATTTGATAATGTCGATATACAGACCTGGACACCTTTTAAAGATTATAAGCTAGGGGACATAGTATCTTACAAATCTTATGATTGGACTAGTCTTGTAAATCAATTAGGCACAGAAGAATTCAATGATGCTAATTGGTCAAAACTAGATTCAAAACCAGTCAAACAGCTGGTGTCAAATTTTGATTATAAGATAAAGCAATTCAGCGATTATTTTGAAACTTCTTCTCAAGGGCTAGACCAAAGTCAACGAGAATTAGCTAGACATGCTATAGGATATCAACAACGAGACTATCTACAAAATCTTGCAGAAGATTCTGTGAGCCAATTTAAATTATATCAAGGATTTATTAGAGAAAAAGGTACCGCAAACAGCGTGACCAAAATTTTCAACAAGCTGAGTAGATCAGGATCTGACAGCGTGGTACTTAATGAAGAATGGGCCTTTAGATTAGGTCAGGTTGGTGGAGTTGATCAATTTTCAGAAATTGAAATCCAACTAGAAAAGAATAGATTTAAATTAGATCCGCAGCCGCATTTGGTAACCAGCAGCGAAACGCCTAACGCTTTAGATCAATATTATAGATTCACTGCCAATGATTTTACAATTTCGTTAATTCCCTACACTGTAGATATTTTACCCACTACTGTAGATCTAGAACCAGAATTAACTGCCGGTTACGTTAGTGCAGGTCAGTATCAGCATGTAATTGGCGCATTGGATCAATTAACCACGCTGGACATAACTGCTGTTGAAGAAAATGATCACATCTGGGTAACATTCGATCAAGACTCGTGGCAGATACTTCGAGTCAACGAATCACCGCTGTTATACGTCACCGAAGCAGTACGTATAGACGACACAGTAGTTACGCTGACCTTGAACAGATCACATTCGGTGGCAGTTGATGATTATGTGGGATTCCGTGAGATTGTTAATCTTAGTGGATTTTTCAAAGTCAGCGCAGTAACCAATACTACTATAACAGTTGTTGTCGGCGCAGACATCAGTGATCCTGAATTAGACTCCAGCACCACAGTTAACATTCAGTTGTTAACTACAGCAAGATTCGATGACTATGCGGCTGTTGATCAACATCCATCCGCACTGTTGAAAAACAAATCACTAGTATTTGTAGATAACAACGGCGACGATCGATGGGAAGTGGTACAGAAAAATAAATTATATACTTCAAAACCTATATCAGATTTTGGTACCTCAGCGCCACTGCTCGCAGGCTCTAAAGTTGTTTACGACAATATTAATAAACACGTGATCAGCAGCATGCCTGGTTCAGGATTTGTAAATGTGTATGTGGAAACAGATACAGGACTCTCGTTAAAACAGATCATAGCACCGCCTATTGGATTCTACGACATCGCTCTAGGATCGTTCGGTGAAAAAATGGCAGTCAGCCCTGACGGCAAATATCTAGTGGTTGGTGCGCCTACGGCCAGCGGCGTGGTGAATAGATTCATGGGCGAGTGGCAGACTGAAGTAGCCTATGAACAAAATGACATTGTACTATATGGCGGTAGACTTTATAGAGCATTGAATGCCAATGGAAATTTTGTAGGTCTAGGCGATGGCAGCACTCAGGTAGCTATAAATTCTGATGATTGGGTTCCGCATACAACAGTTATTCCTGCTGAAACATCAGGTCGTAACACTGGTTATTATCAGCAAGGTATGGTAGCTGTATATGAATTTATTAGCGGACGATACATCAACGTCACTGCATTTGTCTCACCAAGACCTACAGACAACGAAAAATTTGGATCAGAAATTACCATTGGGGTAAACGGCACCGAATATTATCTAGCAGTATCTGCCATAGGTTCTTACAACAACACAGGTAGAGTATATCTTATCAAGTATACCGGAACTGAATGGACGCATATGGAAAACCCGTTGTATAAGGGTATATACAATCTGTTTGATTCGTACAAGCAAGGTGAAATAGTATGGCAAGCATCTGAAGATCCTGTGGGAGAAGCTACTCGTGGCAACCTCTGGCAGAGTCTAGATGGTTCAACATCGGACGGCAGCACCATTACTCTAGATTCTCAGAACTGGCTCAAGGTCAGTGAGATTTCCACACACTGTTCGTTGCCTACAAATATTTCTGTAGAAGATGACGGGTCTACGGTAGAATTTACCACTACAGGACTGTTAACAGATACACAAAAAGCAGAATTAGTCAAGCAGGGAGATCAATTTGGTTTTTCTATGACTATGAGTAGTGATGGCAGTATATTGGTCATAGGCGCACCCGACAGTGACGGTGCTTACTTTGCTAACTACCGAGGACTATGGCGTGCCGATGTAGAATATATCGAAGGCGAAACAGTTAGACATCGTGGATCACCTAGCGATGCATATCAGTACTATCAGTTAGGAGATACATTTTCAGGACCTGACAGTACATATCGAAGCTATAACGAAGATCCTTCTGACAGTGCAAGTTGGCAACAGGTGGGTGATAGTACAACAACTTCCAGTGGCAAAATTTTTGTTTATAAGAAAACCCAATATGATTCTTACGAACTCACTCAGATGATCAATGCTGGTTCTCTGACATCGTTTACTGATATCGATTCTGGGTTAGTTATTAGCACAGGGGATCAATTTGGGTTTAGCATGGATATGGATTCTAATGGAACAACCTTGGCCGTTTCTTGTCCTAGATCAGACGTAAACTATCAAGATCAGGGTGCAGTGTATGTGTTGGAACTAGATCAGCCTGTTACTGAATTCCGTGTGAAACAACGTTTACAGAGCTATGAAATCTATGCCAACGAATATTTTGGCTTTGCTGTGTCAGTGAGTCCAGATAGTGCAAAGATCGCCGTAGGCGCCAGAAATGCCAAAACTCCATTTCCTGTAAACTTTGATCTTTTAAAAGGAACAACATTTGATAACAGTAGAACAGGCTTTTATGTAGAACAAGGATTTACTGGCGGAGTCTATGTGTTTGATAAAAAAGATCAAATATTCTTTCTCACAGAAAAACTTGACAGCGATTTACAAGCAGACGAATCGTTTGGTCATAGTGTAGATTGTGTGGGCACAAAGTTACTGGTAGGATCTCCTTACTATAAAAATTCAGTGACTAATACCTATCAAGGAATTGCTCGCTTGTTTACTTCTACTGCTGCCGGTGCAAGTTGGACCACGTTGACCAGCCAACAGCCATTAGTTGATCTAAGAAAAATAAAGAAAATTGAACTATATGACAATGTTAAAAATATAAAAATACAAGATGTAGATTACATTGATGCTGCTAGAGGAAAAATTTTAAACATAGCTGAACAGGAAATAAAATATAAAACTCCTTATGATCCTGCAGTATACACTGTGGGCACAACATCGGTGGTAGTAGATCCTACTATTAACTGGTTGGAAAAAAATGTAGGAAAACTATGGTGGAATATCAGCACAGCTAAGTTTCAATATGCAGAACAAAAAGATGCTGCTTATAGAATAGGAAATTGGAATCAAACAGTTCAAGGCTCTAGCATTGATGTCTACGAGTGGGTAGAAACAGTGCTGTTGCCTAATGAATGGGCTGCGTTGGCAGATACCAACGCAGGACTAGCTCAAGGAATCAGCGGTCAACCCTTGTATCCTAACAATGATGTTTACAGTGTGAAATTTTTCTTTAGTTCTACCACTGGCCAAGTTTCAGAAACATTATACTATTACTGGGTTAGAAGCAAGGCTGTGACTCCGTCTAACACGGTGGATCGTAAACGATCAGCAGCTGAAGTAGCAAACTTAATTTCAAATCCTGCAGGAACTGGTATTGCGTTTGTAGCATTTTTGCAATCAGATAAATTTTTAAGTTATAATTTTAAATCAGTTATGCAGTCTGATACAGCACTAATAAATCTACAAATTAGAAAAAACCTAGAATCACAAATTCCTGTACACAATGAATATCAATTGCTCACAGAGGGAGTGGCTGATAGTTTGCCGTCTGCTAAACTAGAAAACAAATGGATTGATAGTCTTGTAGGTTCGGATATTGCAGGAAATAGAATTCCAGATATATCGCTGTCAGCTAAACAAAAATACGGAATTGAATATCGACCACGTCAGACCATGTTTGTTGATAGAATTTTAGCACTGAAAATTGTTATAGAATATATCAACAATATTTTACAAAAAGAAACTTTTGCAGAAACCATAGATTTTACCAATCTCAGTAGTGTGGATACTGCGCCTAGCTCTGCATTAAATCTTTATGATGTGGCAGTAGACACTGATATCGATCTTCAGACTGTAGGAACAACTAACACTCGCCGTGCTGTTCTACGAGGAAATCTTATCAATGGCGAATTAGATACTGTAGATATCGTGGATCCGGGATACGGATATAAACCTAAAGAGCTGTTTGATCAAGAGCAGAGCGGAATTTATATTGGCCCGCCACTCACTATATCCGGAGATGGAGTCAATGCTACCGCGCGATGCCATATAGACGGCCAAGGTCGTGTGATTGCTGTGGTAGTAACTAATCGTGGTAAAAAATATAGCACTATCAGTGTGCAAATTAGATATTTTTCTGTGTTAGTGAACAGTGATGCTACTCTAAATAATTTCTGGAGTATATATTCTTGGGATGATTTGCGTAAAGTATATTTCCGCAGTAAATCTCAATCCTTCGATACAACCAAATATTGGAGCAAAATAGATTGGGTTCGCACAGGATATGCTAGCAATCTTCGAATAATTAAAGAGTTGAACAGTATCTACGACGTAGTTGATAATCAAATTGCTATCGGGGATATCATAAAAGTTAAAGAATACGCTGCTGGCGGATGGGCAATATTTGAAAAAATCTCAGATACTGCTGAATTGTTCCTAGACAGATATCTATTAGTCAGCAGACAACTCGGCACTATTCAAATAAATTCCTCATTATATAACACAGGGATAATTGGTGTCGGATTTGACAACACACAGGCATTTGATACCACAACATATGACATTGAAAATTCTAGAGAATTGAGAAACATATTCACAGCGATCAAACAACAGGTGTTTATCGGCGACTATGCGGTAGAATGGAACAAATTATTTTTTGCTTCAATACGACATGTATTCAGCGAACAGCAGTATGTAGATTGGGTATTCAAAACTAGTTTTCTAAATGCTACGCATAATATTGGGGCATTTGAACAGAAAGTCAATTATAAAAATGATAATTTACAGAGTTATCAAGAATACATCAACGAAGTTAAACCATTTAGAACCACAGTTAGAGAATATATAAGTCGTTATAACACACCAGAAACATATTCATCAGCAGTAGCCGATTTTGATTTACCGCCGGCATACTCGATCTTTGATGGCCGCGCAAATCCTGTTAATTCGTCATCTGCAGAAATATCAAAATATCCATGGAAATGGTGGGCAGATAATAATGCCTACACGGTGACTGCTATAGAAGTGTATCAACCGGGCACAGACTATACTACTCCTCCTAAAGTATTGATTAGCGGAACAGGCACCGGTGCGACCGCAAAAGCATTTATCTCCAACGGTAAAGTTTCAGGCATACAAGTGCTAACTGCAGGTGCCGGTTACACCACAGCACCAACGATTACATTAGTAGGCGGAAACTCTCCTACCTCTATTCAGGCGAAAGCAGTGGCAGACATAGGTAATTCTCAAGTTCGAACATTTGATGTATCGGTAAAATTTGATAGAATCTCCACCACCGGAATTTATAATACATTCTCACAGACACAGATATTTACAGCTACCGGAAGCAGTGCGGTGTTCTTTTTGAATTACTCACCAACCAATGACAAAACTAAAATTAGAGTAACACAGAAATCATTCTTAACTAAAAAAACACAAGTGGTATTAGCCAGCGAATATACAATCAATCTATATTATCAAGCCACTGATAGTTATTCTTTATTGCGCGGAAAATTGATATTTAACACAGCTCCGCCTAAAGATAATGAAATCACAGTGACCTACGACAAGAACATTCTGTTACTAGATGCTGTAAATCGAATCAATCAATCCTATACACCTAAAGCAGGTATGATAGGAAAAGAACTAAACCAGCTGATGACAGGTATTGACTTTGGTGGAGTTAGAATCCAAGGTACTACATTTGACGTTACCGGCGGTTGGGATGCTCTACCATGGTTTACAGACAACTGGGATTCAGTGGAGGCTAGTTCGGATTATTATCATGTCTGTGATGGCAGTACTGCTACAGTAACATTACCTTATATTCCGGCAGCCGGACAACAAATCAACATCTATATCAAACGAAAGAATACTGATATCACTGTACGTGTTGACGACGAGGCATATTTGCCTACTCAAGATTCTAGCACAGGCACCAACCCAACAGCAGAAATGCCAACATTTATTGGCGATGGCGCAAATGCAGTAGTGGAGATCGGCGTGTATCTAAGTACTGTAGACGGTGATATTCTTATATTCCGCCCTATAGAAAGTGATGGATCTGTTGTTATAACAGATGAAAATATTCTAGATACCAAACTCAGCGGAGGATCGCTGTCGTCAATTAGCGGCGCCTATGTTACAGCCAATGGTACTACTGCAGAAGAAATATCGATCATAGGTGGTAAATTTATAGATCCGACCGTAGTACCGGCACCTGAAGAAAATGTTCCAGGTCAGGTTATAGAAAGTGTTTCAATTAAAGTATATAATAATGCAGTATCAGGTGCTGCACCCCTTCACTCCAATGTAAAAATTGCCAATGGTATAGATACAGAATTTGTCATAGGACAAACAGTATTAGAAAATCAGTCAGTGTTTGTGTATGTGTCTAACACACCGAGAGTCATAAACACACACTACACTATTAATCTTGAAACAAATACTGTAAACTTCTTAGCAGCGCCATCGGTAGACGAATTTGTGGAAATACTCAGTATAGGAATTGGGGGTGTTGGCATTTTAGATTACCAAAGTTATACCGCAGATGGCGCAACTGGATTGTTTTTGACTAATGCTAATTATGACAATACCAGCAGTGTATTTGTTAGTATAAATGGAACACAAGTTGATGTGGGATTCCGTAACAGTACAGATGTAGTTGATGCTGTAGGTAAAACTTTGGTAGAGTTTGGAATCACTCCACAAGTAGGCGACATAGTTAAAATAGTATGTTTGGAATCAACAACCGATATTGATAGTTCGGGATTATCGTTGGTACAGGTTAATACTCAGACTTTTTATTTCGAAGGAAGTACAAGAAGTTTTGAGATTACTGGCTTTAGTGAATTAACTAGGGGCGCAACATTGGGCTCATTGATAGTCGAAGCCAACGGTCAGTTGTTGAAAGGGCCTGATACAGTATATGCGGTCTACGACGGCACTAACAATATATTCTCGCTAGGAGTAGATCCACTTGAACCCGGCGGTAGTATATTGCCGGTAAATCTTAAAGTTCTAATAAATGATCGGCCTGCAACATTCATTGTGGACTATACTCTAAATGGTGCCGCTAAGGTGCTAACAGTTAACGCATCCAAGTTATCCGTTGGCGATACTATTAAGATTGAAAATGATCTTAGGGCAGAATACTCTATACAAGATACTATTATCACAATCGACTCCGCATTTGACTTTGGATTTCCGGGAGATTCTACAGTATCCGACTCAACATATCCTGCGGTGAATGTTACCTGGTTCGGAGAATATCCATCTATGGATATTATTCAAGATGAAAGCACTGGAGGTCAAGTACAGTATAAATTATCAAGACCTCCGATTTCAGTAAGTTATGTGTGGGTGTATAAGAATGGACATCGTTTAAGCCAAGACAAAGATTATTACGTGAGTTTGCCTAGAGCAGTGGTATACATCACAGCAGACACAACTCCTGCAGATACTATAAAAATTGTAAACTTTTCTAATGATATCTTTACATTACCATCGGCTTATGAAATTCACAAAGATATGTTAAATGTGTTTCATTATAATAGATTTTCAAAAGATGAATGCAAATTAGCCAAGGTGTTAAACTACTACGACACTACTATAGAAGTTACTAATGCTACCGGGCTATCTCAGCCGATTGCTAATAGAAACTTACCAGGGGTGGTGTTTATACAGGGTGAACGTATTGAGTACATGTTAAAATCAGGCAACATATTAAGCCAATTACGCAGAGGTGCTCAAGGAACAGCTATAGCAAACACATATGCTCAGGGCACAGCAGTAGTTGATGTGGGATACAGTGAAGTGATACCGTACAACGAAGTTCAGCAAAGAACTGATTTTACCAGTGACGGCAGCTCATTATTAATTGGCCCTCTAGATTTTGTGCCTCAAAAGGGCACTAGAAGCGGTACGTGGTACAGGAATACTATACCAGCAACCTGTGGCCCTTGCGATCAAATAGAAGTATTTGCTGCAGGTCGTAGATTGAAAAAAGATCCGCAATCCGTTTACGTAGAAGCTAACGGTGCTGCAAGCCCAGCGGCAGACGAGACACAAGAAGCTGAGTTTAGCGTGGACGGTGCGACTGCACAGATAAGACTTACCGCTGCACTACCGGCGGGTACTCGAATTACTGTTTTACGAAGACAGGGTACAACTTGGTATGCTAGGGGCGAAACCACAGCTACAGATGGTATAAGTCTGGTACATACAGACACTGCTATAGCTAGATTCATTGTGGAAAAGACCACAGCTATACCTGAATAAATACATGATGGAACAAGAAGAGATCAAAATGCCAAATAATCAAGATCAACCAAAAGTTAGTCCTCAGACTCGCCCTAACGAAACAGGCGGGTTTCATTTTGAAGGACATATAAAAATCCATGATCCTAACACTAAAGAAGTTTTTGTGGACAAACGCAATGCTATTCACTACGAAAATATGAGTGTGGCCATGGTCAACAGTCTAAGTAATCAAGGTTACGGTACAGTGTATCAAATGATTTTTGGCACAGGCGGAACCACAGTAGATCCCACAGGGCTTATTACATATCTTACACCTAACACAGTAGGAGTAAATTCTAGTCTATATAATCAAACCTACCAAAAAGTAGTGGATCAAAACGCCATTGAAAATCAAGATCCAATTAGAAACAAGATGGAAATTAGACACATTAGTGGTGCTACTTACAGTGATATTTTGATCAGCTGTTTGTTAGATTATGGTGAACCGTTAGATCAAGAAGCCTTTGACAACAGCGTAGATATGAATGGTGAATTTGTATTTGATGAATTAGGATTAAAAGGTCTTGGACCAAACACATCAGACGGGAAGTTGCTGACACACGTTATATTTCATCCAGTGCAAAAAAGTTTGAATAGATTACTGCAGATTGATTACACCATACGTGTGCAGAGTTTAACCGGCTTTGCTGAGGTCTAATTATGCCATACATAGTTAATTTCACAGACAACGAAAACAAAAGCCCAATTACGGTATTTGATAATACTTCTAGTACAGATACTAGTCTTAAATTTCCTGGCCGAAACGTCACTGGCTACGGCCAGATAATTGCAGAAAACTTTTTATCACTGCTGGAAAATTTTGCTTCTACGGATCAACCAGTAAATCCAGTAGAAGGCCAGCTATGGTATGACAGCACAGGTGGCACACAGACTTTAAAGATCTGGGATAACACAGCATGGAAAGCAGCATCTGGTATACAAAAAGGTGTTAGCCAACCTGCGGTAGAAAACAGTAAGATCGGAGAACTTTGGGTAGATACCACAAACCAACAGCTGCGTATATTCACAGGCACACGATGGATTTTAGTTGGCCCTGTTGAAAGTTCAGTGGGCGGCCTGAGATACGGTCCGGTTATAGAAAAAATTTCCGACTCAGACAACGTAGATAGATTTATATTGATATTCTATATTGCTGATATTCCTGTAATTGTCATAAGCAAAGACAGCTTTACTCCCAAAACTTTGATATCTGGATTTGATACAGTAAGGTCAGGAATAAACATCAGTGCGCCTGACACCTCTAGTGAAATTGCTAATTTCGTAGGAGGATTTTTACCATTACTTAACGGTACTGCTAAAAATGCTCAAGCGTTATTAGTGGGCGGCGTAGAAAAAGCTGCAGGAACATTTCTTAGATCAGATACTATCAACACCACCGATTATGAAATAAAAATAAAAAACAATAATGGTCTTTCTATTGGAGTTGACGAAACATTTAAACTGTTATCGACTGAATCGGCAAACAGTATATATAACTCTGCAGCAGGTAGCTCTCTTGATTTACAGACTAACAGAAACGGAATTCCTGCAACAATACTTAGAGTAATAGATAATCTTATAGGGATAAATCAAGAAAATCCAACCGAATCTTTAGATGTTATTGGTAATTTCAAACTCACTGGAACAATCGTATCTAATAATACCACAGCTAGTAGTAATTTGAATAATGGTAGCATACGAACCTTAGGTGGTGCAGCTATTACTAAAAACCTAATAGTGGGAGATGGAATAGACGTTACTGGGATTCTACAAACTAATACTATTCAACCAAAAATTACTAACACTTATGATTTAGGTACAACTTTAAATAGATTTAATACTGTACGTGCTAAAACCGTTATAGCAGATACTATACAAGGTGTGTTAGAAGGAAATATTAGCGGCAATGCCAACACCGCTACTTCTCTAAGCACAGTGACTAGTTTTCAACTAGCGGGTGATGTGATATCGCCTGCTGTGCAGTTTGACGGTCAGGTAGGAGCTGCTACAAAAATCTTTAATGCAACCCTCACTGCAAACATCATAGCAGGTAAATCCGAACCCTCACCTAACCGAGGTAAAAAGGGAGATTTTGTATTAACATACAGACCTAGTGAAAGTACGTTGGCTAGTTCAGGATTATTAAAACAGACTAGAGAAGTATTCATGGGAGACTTAGCTGTACCGATTGGTGCAATACTGCCTTATGCTGGCGGAACAACACCTGATGGGTATTTGTTATGTGATGGCTCAGAAATTGAAAGATCAAAATACGGTGATTTATTTGATGTCATCGGAGTTGTATTTAATGGGGCTACTGCCCTGACAGGTGTGGGAACTTTTAGACTGCCCGACCTTAGAGGTAGATTTGCTCTAGGTAAAGATAACATGGATAATTCAGGAACTGTGCCTACATCTGCAGGCCCTTATGTAGATGCTGGCGGAGGAACTGCAGGTCGTGTTCCAGACGTGCAGGCCACAATCTTAGGAGGTGCAGCTGGCCTTAGCTCAGTAGCACTAACTTTGGCCAATCTTCCAGAACACAGTCATACTTTATCAACAGCTGCTAATAATTACAATGCGATAGCAGTAAGCACCACCCTCGATCCAGAGGCAACATCTGGACTAGGACCCACAGCACCGGGGCAAGCACAATATCTCAAAGACAGCGGTCCTGTCAAAAAGCTAGGAGGTGTTACTCTTGGAACTGCTGTGGGATTGATGAATCCGTTTCTATCAATGAACTTTATAATCAGATCCGGTCCACCGGCATTCTAACAGGTAAAATAACATGGCATATCAGATTAATAAAACAGACGGGACCATAGTTGCTACTGTTGCTGACGGTCAAATTGATGATCGATCAACAGACATTACGTTAATTGGTAAAAATTACAGTGGGTTCGGAGAAATATTTAATGAAAATCTAATCAAGATATTAGAAAACTTTGCTGATACAACCCAACCAGATCATCCTCTAAGAGGACAAATATGGTTTGACTCGAGCGAGTCAAAATTGAAAGTGTACAACGGTGTTAGTTTTGTACCGGTTAGCTCTGCAACAATATCCAGCACCCAACCTTCAACGTTGGCTACAGGTGATCTGTGGTACGACGACGTAGGCGAACAATTATTTTTCTTCGACGGCTCATCGGCAATACTGTTAGCTCCGGCCTACAGCAGCTCGCAGAGTCTAAGCGGACTTAGAGTTGATACTATACTAGATACTCTTAACCAAACTAGAGTTATCACCAGCTTGTATAACAACGGTATATTGTTAGGCATATTTGCTAAAGATAGCTTCACTCCAAAGATAGCTATTACAGGATATACAGGCAGCATTGCACCTGGGTTTAACGTAGGAACATTGGCTAATTTTAAAATACGTGCAACCTGTACCAACAGTGACAGTCTTGGCGGTGCACCTGCTACCACATATGTTCGTACAGATACAACTAATGCAATTAACGGACAATTGCAAATTACTGTTGACGATGGGTTACTCTTCGGGTCAGCCATTAACGGATCGTTGTTTGTTACTAATGGTGATTTAACTTTAGCAAATGAATCGAGTAATAAAAATATCACCTTGAGTGTTAACAGATCAGACACCCAAGAAGCAGCATTAGTAATAAATTCAAATGCAAGAACTGTTGGGTTATATCCTACCATAACAACTAGTACGGTTAATGTTGGCGGCGATTTAGTAGTAAACGGAAATCTCACAGTCGAAGGAACTACTACTACACTAAACACAAGCATTTTTACAGTAGAAGATAAAAACATTGTTATTGCTAACGTGGGCAGTCCTACTAATAGCACAGCAGACGGCGCAGGCATAATCATAAAAGGTACCACTGATAAAATCATTGCTTATAGCAATGCTAGCAACTGGTTAGATATTTCTGAAACATTGAATTTAGCATCAGGAAAAGCATTATATATTAATGGTACTAAAGTTATCGATGGAAACAGTTTAGGATCTGCAATTACTAGTATCCCCGGTGTTACATCTTTCGGCACACAAAACGTAGTAAACGTAGGCCCGGGAATACCTCCAGTCACACAAATGAGATTGGAAAATCATCGCATCTCTACAGTGTCAACCAACTTGGATATTGAATTAGAACCAGATGGTACAGGTAACGTGGCATTGATAGGTTCTCCAAAAATTACCGGGATGGCTGATCCAACCACTGCTCAAGATGCTGCGACTAAAGAATATACAGATAACAGAATAGAATCTAGACCATTGATTTTTAGTATTGATCTGTCTGATGGCAAATCGAATACGTATATAATTGCCAACATATTAAATAATCTTGCTCCAGTAAGCGAATATCGCGCAGGCACTTATGCAAGACTACTATGCAGTTTAATCAGTAATAACGCACAGACTCTAGAAATAAATTCACTTCCGCCGGCATTGTCGACAGCACCATTCTTGACCAATCTAAGCGGCAGTTCGAGTCTCGCAATTACCAATATAAGTTTTCCAACAGCCACTATCTCAGCAGCCGGTGTGTCTGTAACAAGAATTATCAAATTGTTTCAAATAGTAGGAAGTGTGTGGGCCTGGCAGTCAGACACAGTACTTCCACCATAATGAATCAGGAGCGGCATAAATGGCCTATGTAATTAACAAGTTTAACGGACAACAACTAGTGGTACTTGATGACGGTACCCTAGATACCACCACCAGTCTAGGCCTAGTGGGCAGGAACTATGTAGGCTATGGCGAAACTCAAAATGAAAATTTTATTTTTCTATTAGAAAACTTTGCCAACACAGCTCCTCCCTCGAGACCGATGACCGGACAGATATGGTTCAATACCACAGACGACACAGCATATGCCTATGATGGCACACAGTGGAATCCGATAGGATCGGCGACTGTTAGTGCATCTGCCCCGCCTAACACCAACTCCGGAGCACTGTGGTTAAAAACTCCGATCAATCAATTATATGTATACACTGGCGCAGAATGGAGATTTATAGGACCTGAGGCTGTGGAAGGATTTGGATCTACTAGAGCTAGGGCCGGCTCGTTAGATGACACTGCAGGTGATCCTCAGCCCGTGATCTTTTTAGAAACTAACGGTACAATATTTGCTATCTGTACTGCTGCGGCATTTCTTATAAATCCCAGCAATTCAGTTACCGGATTCAGTAATGCTTTACAAGTAGGAATTAATTTATCCGCTACAGCTAAGATCAACGGTAGCATTACAGGAAATGCTGCCACAGCAGATCAATTATCTACTGCAAGATTGATTAATGGTGTACCATTTAACGCCTCATCAAACATCACAATAACAGCTAACACCACTAATTTATTGAAAAAAGGCACTTATATTGCAGGTGCTGATTTCAATGGCAATTCAGAGACCACATGGAGTGTTGACGCAACATCTTCTAACGTGTTAGGCAAGATAGTAGCAAGAAATTCAGAAGGTGGATTTTCGGCAGGTACTATTACAGCTACATTTGTCGGGGATCTCACAGGCAATGTTACGGCTTCAACAGGAATCAGTACATTTAATACTGTGCAGGCTACTCAATTTATCGGGGCTACACTGTCAGGGAATGCAGGATCTGCCACAAGATTGGCTACTGCACGAACCATAAACGGTGTAAATTTTGATGGATCTAACAATATCATAGTACCGGCCAGTGCAGAAACATTAACAGGAAATTCTATTAATAATTCTGTGACACTGAGTGGCTTGACACAGGTAGGAACACTGAGTTCTTTAAATGTCAACGACAACGGAATATTTGTAGGTAGTGGAAATCAACTTAGGTTATTTGTTGATTCTAGTACTCCAACAATTAGATCTGCTACAGGACGTTTGAATTTTGATATGGGCACAAGTGGTCCGGATGTTAACTTTATTGATTCTGCGACTTCCTTGGGTCTTGGTGGACCGAACGCTCCTGCTATAATAGGCGACAACTCAACCAATCTTGGTATAACAGGATACAAATTTGCCGGTGTTTATGCCAACAACTTTTTTGGGAACGCCACTACAGCTACCTTAGCAACCACAGCTACAAATCTCCCAGGTGGCGGCCTTGGTGCTATTCCTTATCAATCAGCAGCTGGTACAACTGCTATGTTGGGATTAGGGGCATCGGGTACTGTGCTTACTGCACAGGCGGGCGGGCTAGCATGGCAGGCAATTGCTCAAGAAGCTCTAACTAAAGGTAGTTATTTGAATATGATAAACACCACTACTAGTGGTAGTTTAAGTTTATTCGACGGTGGTGTACCGGTAACAATTTCAGTGGATGCTACCTCAACTAATACTGCTAGTAAAGTTGTAGCACGTGACGCCAGCGGCAATTTTGCAGCAGGAACGATCACAGCTAACCTCGTAGGAGCAGTTACAGGCAATGCTGCCACAGCAACACAATTACAAACTGCAAGAACCATCAACGGTGTATCATTTAACGGCACACAAGATATAACAGTCAGTGCCACCGATGCTACCAAAGTGGCTCTGGCAGGCAGCACTATGACGGGATATCTAACATTGGTTGGAGCTCCTGTAAATGCAAATCATGCCACTACCAAAACCTATGTAGACAGCAGATTACCGCAGTATACTATTGTCAGCGGAGCACAATACAGCACATCGGGATACACCAATCAAGTTGGATCATTCAACGATGGCGCAAACTTTTTTGATGTATTCCCCCCATCAGGAAAAAGCATGGCAAATATTGTAGCATTTATACCGTCTATCCATGTGATTCATTATGCAGGCGGTGTAAACGGCGACGACTCAATGAGATGTACATATTCCTATCTCGGTGATAGGATCAGAGTCTACGTGCAGAACACAGAACAACGAAGCACCCCAGCAGCAAACTATTTGGCCATTTGGAGTTAATCATGCATTATGTTTGTATAGAAAATAATCTAGTAGTTAGCATGTTAAATTATCAGCCTAATGTGCCGAGTTCTGTTACGATGGTAGAAATAACAGATGCACAAGCTGCCCAAATAGCAGCACAAACACATTATTTTGATGTATCTAGTAGATCTGTTACTGCGGTAAGCTCTGCTATTACAGCGCAAAAAGTCGCAGATGTTGCCAACGGTCAAGAACGTGAATTTTTAAACAGCACAGATTGGAAGATTTTGAGGCATATAAGACAGAAAGCACTGAATATTACCACAAGTTTATCAGATGCAGAGTATATACAACTTGAGCAGCAGCGAGAAGCCGCAGCAGCTCGTATAGTATGACAACAATAAATACAAGATATTAGGGGCTAACAGCATGGCATATGAAGTCAACAAATTTAACGGTGTATTTTTAACGTCTGTAGCTGACGGCACCATCGACACCACTACAGATCTACGGCTAGTAGGTAAAAATTACGCAGGTTACGGCGAAGTGCAGAATGAAAATTTTGTACACCTATTAGAAAATTTCGCCAACACCACAGCTCCGCCAAAATCTGTTACAGGCCAAATTTGGTTTGATACCTCTACTAAAAAACTCAAGTTCTATGATGGAGCTAGATTTAAAGTAGCCGGCGGTGCAGAAGCTAGTGCATCAGCGCCTAGCGGGTTATCTGCAGGAGATTTTTGGTGGGATACAGGGGCCAAACAACTATACACATATAACGGTACAGCATTTACACTGATCGGGCCGATATCTAGTCCGGATCTGGGCACTTCGACTATTAGTCCAGCAGTGGTCTACGGTACTATAAGTACTGCAGAAGGTCCACACACTATACTAAAGGTTATATCAGATAGTAAAACTATTGCAATAATCAGCAAGACTGCGTTTACTCTTGACAGCAGTAAAAATGCTATAGATGATTTCACAGTCGTTAAGAAAGGAGTTACATTAGCTAAATCACAGACTGGTGTTTCTACAGACGATTTTACCTTTTGGGGCACCGCAAGTAATGCCGCTAAACTAGGAGGCTTTACAGCCGACCAATATATTAAAACAGGTGAAAGCTCATTTATCTCAGAAGTTAGTTTTAAAGATCCTGGCTTTCAAGTAGGCGATGGCAACGATCTTAGAATACGAGTAGAAGGTGGAAATCAAGTCATAGTTGAAAATCGTTTAGGTAACGACATTAGATTTAGAATCACAGTTACAGAAACCACAGATGAAAGAGATATCGCTATAGTAAAACCGATTGGTGTAGTGCCTGGAGTTAGCGGTTCGTACAGTTTAGGAGCACCGTCTAGCACCGAAATACCCGGAGGCCTAGCGTGGAGCAATGTCTATGCTAATACATTCACTGGCGCTTTGGTAGGTGCAGTCACAGGCAATACCACAGGTAGTCACAAAGGTAACGTGTTGGCTAATGATAATGATATCATGGTTAATGCCGGCACTAAACAGATAGGATTTGCTGGTGCTAACATTGTAGGAACGTTGACTGGATCAGTGACTGGATCAGCTGCCACTGCTGCGGACGCCGGCACTTTAAACGGCTTAGCCTCCAGTGCCACGGTGCCGGGATCTGCAATTGCCACAGTGACCATACGTAATTCTAGTGGTAACATATTAGCTAATCAATTTATAGGAATAGCAGACAAAGTAGACCGTACTTTTGTTGACCGTACTGATGCTAGAGTCGACCCAGCATGGTCAGATGGCACAGCTAGTACCCAGTATAGAACTGCTAGACTCACAGCCACTGCTTATAGTATAGCAGCTAGAGATGTCAGCGGCAACATCACGGCTAACATCTTTAATGGCACAGCCACAGCTGCTCGATATGCTGACCTAGCAGAAAAATACCTCGCTGATCAAGAATACGAAGTCGGCACAGTAGTAATGGTTGGCGGTGAAAAAGAAGTTACTGCTGCCGATGTTAACACTCGTGCTATTGGTGTAGTATCTGCTAACCCAGCTTATATGATGAACAGTGAATTACAAGGCGGCACTTATATCGCTCTAAAAGGTCGTGTACCATGTAAGGTATACGGTTCAGTCAGAAAAGGTGATCGGTTGGTCGCCGGCCCTAGAGGCGCAGCGATCGCAGCACACGGCAATTATGCCAATGTGTTTGCAGTGGCACTGGCGTCGACTGGTTCAGACAGTATTAGTATAATAGAAGCATTGGTGTTGTAATGACTTTAGGAACCAACGTTTTTGCTGCACAATATGTAGCTATACAAAACAAAGCAGAATCAATGATAGGCACCGGTGCTGGTACACTAGGCTACGGCCAAACTGTACAAAGTTCTGATGTGTTCACAGGCAATACTATAACAAAAGCACAATGGGATCTAATTAAATTTGATATTATTAATATTAAATTTCATCAGGACGGAAATATTCCACCAGTGGTAAATGTTAATGTCGGCGATCCTATAGGATTCGGAGCCAGTTCTCCAAATACTAATTATAATATATTATTAGATGATGCTATCGCAAAAAGATTTCTCATAGCAGGAAGCCAATCTATAGTCGCAGCTAAAGCCAGCCAAACTTATAGTACGCCGTGGTCTGTGCAGGCACAGGCAACCCTAACAGTGACATTTGGTAATGCTAATCAAGGCAGATATTTTTTCAACAGCGGCGGCAAAATAAGATTTACTTCATCTCTCGCAGGCGCAGTGTCTACACCACAGGTTACTGCTTGGGTTAATTTTCTAAGCTCTGTTGGCACACAGGGATTTGGTGCTGATACCGATCCCACAGTTAATTATTATACATTAACAAATTCTTATCAGACCTATTATCAAAGTTTCTTGAGTAGTTCTTATTCTGCTAACAGTTACAAACTTGAAGCTAGGACCAATGTGGCAAACAATTCTACCGGAACAGCTACTCAGTTAGAACTACGTGTAACACTTTTAGACAGTTATGTTGATCCGGATACCGCTAATCCCGGACCGCCAACCTTTGCGCCAAATGACGTGGTCGACGGTACGTTAACTATATCAGTATCTGAACTCAAAGCATCTGGGCAGTTACAACCTTCCGGTACTTTTTCTATAACCAGCCCTTCGTATTCACTTTCTAGCATATCAGCTAGTTAAGGACTTAAATAATCTCATGCCAGCAGTTAATAGTAAAATTCTTAAAATAGATTATAACTCAATCAGAGATAAACTAGTTGCGATCTTAGGGAGTGGATCCGGAAACGTAGGATGGGGACAGCAGGCAAGGATTCAATCAACCGCCGTCGGAGACGATAGTAAGGTTACCATTAACGAATGGGCTAATCTCAGATATGACGTCATTAATGCCTACAAACACATTTTTGGATCTAATCCAACCACTGCTACAGTCTCTGAGGGTGGCACAGTACGCTATACTACAAATTTTACCCCAGATACCGGCTCACTTGATGTACCGCAGAAACAGTATGATACATGGGCCGACACAATAACTGCAAACAGGTACACGGTTGCCGCTGGTGAGTCTGCCACCACAGGTGTGTTGTCAGCAAGCAGGACAGGTTCGTGGTTGTCTCAATGCCAATGCACCGTGCAAGTTTATTGGGCAAATTCTAATGAAGCTAGATATTTTTTCAATAGCGGCGGCCAAATTAGAATTAGTGCATCTAGATCCAGCGGCACCGCATCAGCCCAGAACACATCATGGACCTCCTTGTTGAGTTCAGCAGGTACACAGCAGTTTGGCGCTGCAAATCCCGGTTCGGGAACATTCCCCGGTGACGGATTGAATTGGTATAGAACTACCAGCAGCTTTCAAACCTACTACACAGCTACTTCATCAAGTCCTTATGGATCCAATAATTATCAAATACAGTCTAGATGTCTTGATCAACCTTCTAACAGTGGAGGACTAGCGTCTCAATTAGAGATTCGAGTGCTGTTCACAGACGGATATGTTGACCCGGGTATTGCGCCTATTGCTCCTCCGGGTGCAACTCAAACAGCTACGGTTGGGATGTTCCCCCCAGACGATTTAGTAGATGGCACACTAACCGTAAACGCTTCTGCACTATATGCCACAGGTATTATGGTACCCGCAAGCCAATTATTCACAGTGTCTCAGCCAATTATTACTGTGGGCGCAGTAACTGGCAGTTAATTAATTTCCCCCAGGTTCTGATTCATCTATAAATAAACTACGCAGTTTATTAAGGAGAACTCATGGACCAACAGCTTAAAGACGCTCTAGATTTCGCCAACTACCAACAGACTTTTTCTATTCAGAAGAAAGTTCTCAAAGAACGTATATCGGCTAAACTAACCTACGGATTCAATGGTGGGCTGTTTCGCATTGATAGAACTCTATTAACTTTTGTAGACATGTTGTGTGTCAAAGATAGAATATCCGGTGTGGTTCTGTTAGATGCCAATGAAAATCCTGTGCTAGTAGATGATCTCGAAGAATTCCGTGATGAAATTTTTCGCAGATACTTTGAAGTCACTAATGAATATTTTGAGCAACATCAAAAGATTAAAAAAAGTAGGTCTGTGGAAAAATTAATATCGCAATGACACGGGGAATTCTACTCTTCGCACACAATAATCGCACAGTTGATTATGCACTAATGGCTGTGATAGCTGGAGGACTAGCTAAGAAAAATTTGCAGGTTCCAGTTTCATTGATCACCGATGCATCTACCGTTTCATGGATGAAAGACTCGAATATTTTTGATCAGGCCACTGGGGTGTTTGATCATATCATCACAGTTGATAGACCAACCACTGATAATCAAAGACGCTTGCATGACGGGCAAGCAGGTCAGATGGTGCCATTTATAAACACCAACAGAAGCACAGCATATGATCTTACCCCCTATGATAGAACATTATTGATAGACAGTGATTTTTTTATCTTATCAAACAGCCTTGGAGAATATTGGAATGTTGATGCAGATGTCATGCTAGGAAATTCTATTAACGATATCTATAATGATTCTCGTGTAGGATATCTAGACCGGCATGTGAGTGATACTGGTGTTAAAATGTATTGGGCTACTACAGTGATGTTTTCTAAGAATTCAAATGCTAAATTGTTTTTTGACACAGTAAATTATGTCAAAGCAAATTATTCTCAATTTGCCGATGTATTTAGATTTGACCCTCGTCAATTTAGAAATGACATTGCCTTTAGTGTGGCCAAACATATATTAGATGGATATCAACAGGATGACGCATTATCCTTGCCTCCGGTATTATCAGCCTTAGACAAAGATATCCTACATGGTGTTAATGATAATACACTCACGTTTCTTGTAGATCATAAATTGACCAACTCGTATTGTGCTGCTGCCATATCTAATATAGATATACATATCATGAACAAACAAAGTGTGATCAGAAACAAACAGGCGTTATTGGATCTAATATGAATTTCGGATATTTGCTAATTGTTGCAGAACACGAGTCTATTGATTATCTACAGCTGGCCTACGGCCTGGCACTGAGTATAAAAAACACACAACGAGAAGGTTACGATCGAGTAGCGATCGTGATAGATGATAAAACAAAAATAGAAAAACTTACCAGCCCGTGGGTATTTGATCATGTGATAGAATGGAGCCAAGAAATATTTTGGGACGGTCGTAGCTGGATGGATCAACTTACTCCGTTTGATCACACCGTCTGCTTAGATGCTGATATGATATTGTTACGAGACCACAGCCACTGGATTGATTATTTTGTTGATAACAGTGAATTATATGTTGCAAATCAAGTGTTCACTTACAGAGGTGACACTGTTAGCGATCGCACTTATAGAAAAGCCTTTGATAAAAATAATCTTCCGGATTTATATTCAATGTGGACTTTTTTTAGCAAGGATTCTCAAATGGCTAGAGAATTTTTTGATCTAGGCAGGAGTATAATTAAAAATCCTATAGAATTCTCAAACATGTTCTTAACTAATCACAAACCAAAAGTGTTAGGCACCGATGAAGCGTTTGCGTTGGCTGCAGATATATTAGGTATCTCAGACGACATTGCTTATGCATTAGAATTTCCTAGAATAGTACACATGAAACCCATGTTACAGAATTGGCCGTGGCCTGCAGATACGTGGAGTGACCATGTGGGATTTTATCTCAACAAAAGAGGTCAACTAAAAATAGGAAATTACCAACAGTATGACATAGTTCACTATGTAGAAAAAGATAAAATAAACACAGAAATGATAAACAATCTAGAGGAAATAGCATGGAAACCGTAGAAGATTTTGACAAGTGGTTAGCTGAATACAAACCAGTCCCTGTGAAATATATAGCGGTCTATGATCAGTTGACAGGTGCTGTGACAAGTGTAGGCCCTGATTACGCCTTTCCGAATGAAGAATGTGTAGTTAACATAGACAGTGAAACAGCGTTGTCAATCATTGCGGCAGAAATACAGATACATCACTGCCAGATAGATGTTCATTCAGGCCAGCTAGAAATAGCTGAAACAAAAACGTTGAATAAGTTAGACGATGTTCTACATAGAATACCACTAATACAATATACCGATATTATTAAACCGGATGTGTACCTTACCTACACAACTAAAACCCAAACATTAAAAATACAGTTATCAACTGAGTTTGGC